GTCTAACTCAATACTTCTCCTCAATAATTTAGCTGTAATGTACTCTCGTATGTGTGACTTAGCGTACTCCGGTACTGCAGGATAGTGTATAGTGGATGGATTAAAATCATTCGCCCTGTCGAAGTCATGCCCTCCGCAAGCAGCACCCAATTCTCGCAAATCCAGTCCATTCAACAGCTTGTACTGATTATATGTAGCCAAGGAGCTCAATATTTTCTCCTCGCGTTCCAACCAACTAAAGAAATGAAATAGTAACGACATGTTGAGGTTTCCTGGCGAGCATGGTATTGTAGCGACGACCACGTAATCTCTCGTCCAAACATGGTTCTCAGTGCTGTCAGCAGTTATGTGATCGACAATCTGCTGTATATCATAACTATCTCTAGCGATGCGATCTATATCCTCGCTATCTATTTTATACCCCACACCGAGTCTTGCGAGAGTGCTCATCGCCTCCACGACTCTATCCATTGCAGCTAGCTTTCCAGGTAGTTGCACATTTGTTTGAACCGCCTCCATCTTAATCGGCTCAGACAGAATATATAAGTTGCCATCATCGTCCGGTATCCCGAACCCGCCATCTATTGCTCTAGCATGTAAAACTGTGGAAGCGATATCTCTCCATCCCAACCTAGTCAGCACCCTTCCCCATTTTTCTAAAGTGCATTCCCATAGTATATCACAGTCTGATTTACTCATCCCACGTGTATACAACAGCTCGATGTTCTCGTATCTGTTTCGAATCAGCTCCATTATCCCTATTGGCGTATGCTCCAAGTTCCCACTAGTGAATGTGGCTATAGTTCGGCACACACAAGATCCAAAATCGAAGTCCTTCGAGTACATCACTCGAAGAAACTCCTGAGTCCGACCAATCAACTGCTTAATCGCATTAGCTTCATAACCTATCTTGCTCAATATGTCGAACATTATGCACCCATGCTCAATTGACCTGATCCTCGACGCGCCATCATCTCCGTATGATTCTCGATACTTCAACATGGTAAAGCCATATAGTTTAATAGCTGTCTGATTTCCTATACTATGGTATACATCATTGCACATGCAGTTCATCACCATCGTGAATATCCAACCACTGAACAATCCAGACGTTATGTCGTGCACCACCATATACTCATCAATTATTTGCATCTTGGAATAAGAATCTTCAACCCAATTGAAGCACATGCGCAGAAAGTCTCCTTGGGTCGGGGCATGTCTTAGCAGTCCATCCGTGATAGCAACCATATCAGCAACAGTGTGCTGAGAGTTAAAATTCTTGAAATCAAAACAAAAGAACTTATCATCCGTCCATTCGCCCGCACCAAACATTCCTTCGAGTCTATCTCTCAGTCTCATATCAAAATTGAAGATATGTTCCTGTTTAATAGTGAACAAATTCGTGGTCCCAATTGGAAATGTGTCAGCGAAAGACATATAAACACATAGCATCACGAAGTACTGTATGAGTTCGCCCGGGAACAGCACCCTCTCTGCCCCAATCTCATTCATCTTAGGTACAGCTTTGCTCCTATTCGTGCCCCATCGTTTGACAATCAAATCCGCCATCAGTTCCATGACACCATCTTGCTCAAATAGACTCTTCTTGTTGTGACGTCTCTCTACCTCATGCACTACTTCATCCATCATAATCTTAACTGAATACTTCTTCTCAAAGTCGTCTGACAACACAGTACTACCCTTGGCAACGTACTCAGATCTTTTCACCCAAAAGTCTATGAATGAATCAAATCTACGCAGTCTAGCTTTCCCCGCTCTCCGGAACAGCCACTTAATGGCCTGCTCACGTTGCTTAACGTATTCCGCTTGGCTCCAGCCAAACCCATCGAACGCCACATATGGTTTTCTAGTTCTCGTTCGGTCCTTAATTTCCGAACCTGCAGCGACCGAATACTGTTTCCTGCCAACAAGCGTGTTTATATACATCAGGTCTCTTTGCTCTTGCCCTGTGATTGAAAAACAAAAAAATTCCTTCGTTATTCGGACGAAATTGTGAGCCTCCTTATTGACAGACACAAAATCTTTCTCCCTTACAAGTAGTAATTTTGAAGCCTTGAACAGTCTCAAAAGCTCAGGCCTAAAATGTTGTACAACGGTCGCGTAGTATATCAGAATGGCGGTTACCAAATTGTGAGAAGATCCTACATGATGTGCAAGTATTTCCGCTGCATATGAGTCGCCTCGCAGGGAAAATTTCTCCACTATACTAGTAAGTTTAACTCCCACCCGGTCCGCCTCTAATTTTGACCTGTGTGGGTAAGACTCGGGGATCTTATATTGTTGCTTCCAGCCCATGTTTTTCTTAATTAAGTGAGCTATTTCCAACCATTTAGAAGCACCATTGAACAAGCCATAATCACTCACCAACCCATAGGCACTTTGCACCCCGTACTGTAACATTATTTTTGGTATCTGACCATGCTCAAACAATTGCTCAAGCTCTTCCAGATCATGGCCATCAAAATTACCTCTCATTACCCACTCTGGGCAATTATCATAGCCCAGTGGCGTAATCTTAAAATCGTAACAACCCTTGGGAATTGGTACTGGCACATATTGCATTGCGTGGCCCACCACCAGCATTTCCACTTTAGCATGCGATTCTGCCATGCGCACAGGCACCGTTTTTGTGTGTTCCTTAACCAACAGCCTATTCATCATACCGAACTTGTGCTCCACAGCGCCTCGACCATCTTCAAGATTAAGTCCAAAGTCTAAGTCAGAAGACACAGCACATATCGGATACGCTCCAATCTCTAAACAAAACTCCTCAGTATGGCAGAGTATCAACGTAGGGTTCGAAAACTCTAATGTCGCCAGATCAGCCCTCGCCCTGTCATACCAGAGATTATTATGTTCTGACCAGTCTGCGCTACCACTGCGCATATTCTGCCGCCTTAGACTAACCAAATCATTGTAATCTCCAACTTCCATCAACATATCTGGGTCGAGGAATCCGTACTTCAACGCAAGTCTACTCTTACCCATGCCGGAGGGCAGTATTACGCCGAACAAGTTGTGTTTCATACCAGCACCATACCGCCGCATGCTAGCACGCATACGATCAGAGAACGCCCGACCGTATTTAGACGTACCAAACTTGGGGTCATCAGACACGAAGTCTTGGTATAGCCTAGCAAGCTCCTCCCCCACACCGCTAGTGGCTACTGCTTGCACAGATGTCCCTCGCAAACCTTCCCTTCGAGTCAAAGACATACTCTTCTTTTGATCAATTGGAAATGGTATTGGGAACATAATAAGTACGTTGATATCGAACACCAGCTGCAATG